ATTATTTCAACAAAGGTCATTAGCTGTGATTTAGGGCACACAGCGACACCAATGCTGAACAAGCGGGGTTACCGCTGCTCCTAAGCCGACGAAAGTCTCGCATAGAATCGGATAACAAGAGTTATGACTGTAGTGGCTACGCCACCAGCAGCGAGCCAGATCCTGTTATCGTAGTACCACGGAGTATGTGGCAGTTTGTACGTGTAGTGTGATTGAAGAACGGTGCCGGTAGCATCAATAATATCTTCGACCCAGGCCAAGGTACCGGGAGCATTGTTAGTCAATGTTGGCTTGCTTGTGAGCCCGGTGCCAGCCCAATTCAGGAACAGGTCATAGAACCCAGGGTCCTTGACACTTATTCCTCGGGTGGAGCCTGAACCTTCAATTGTTGCACCAATGGAATCGTACTCTTCAACTACAGTAGATGACAGAGAGCCCAACATGTCGGTCGCGTCGAGGCCACCTGTAACAGTGATTTTGGCGGCGACGTAATCGTCATGTGTGACCTCTGGAATGTAGAGAGTGACGTCGTAACTAACATACAATTCACCAACGGTTTGGGTGGCATTGCAGTAGTTGACCGTCTCGAGAGTGCCCAAATCATACATCTTGATGTCAAAAGTACCCTTTGGGGGCGAGCCTCGGACGAAGCGGCGGCCCTTCAAATTGGACGGTGGACAACGAATTGAAACACCAGACCAAATGGGGCATTTGGCTGCTCCATCAAAAGCGAGAAAATCACCCTTGGTGAGGTGATCATTGACATCAGATGCATCATAATCAACGGCAAGGATCATATATCCGACGGATGTAGTCGGTTGCATCGTTGAAAATGAGAATTCAAGAGAATGGAATTCATATTGTTCGAAATTGTCAGCGAGCTTGGATAGCCACGGGAACAGAGACTCATCTCCAGGGTTGATAGAGAAGGGTGTTCTGACAAATTCTTTGGTGTGATCAGAAGCGAGATCAGCAACATATTCCGAATGCTTGAATCGGATTTTGCTCAGTGCTGACCGCGATTTGAAAGTAGTACCAACAACAGTGGGCACAGAGGCGATCGACGATACGTCTCTTGGGGTTGCATACACAGAGCGGCGCCTCGAGGGCGCCGACTTCTTCTTGCGTGAAATTTTCCGTCTACCTGACATGAATGGAGAATTCAGAGTAAGTTTAACGACGTTTCAAGTCCAAAGGCCAAATTTTACAACTAAGGCGAGTTCACCACGCTGGCTCTACAGAGCTAAATCGATGTCGATGAGGAGGGCAAGGCTCGGATTGTCAACAATACAGGTCAAACCGTAGTCCTTGATCGACTTGATGAGGTCATTCTTAAAGACTTCTTCGTCTTTAGAGTTCAGACCGTAGAGCTGCGAAAAATATGCCCACGTATCATCGTCTGGGTCAACGGACGATGTGCCCCAAACTTTATATTCATCAAAAGCCTGGGTCTCCTTGACCTTATTCAACTGGTCAAGGACAACGTTAACATAAGTTCGCAAAAACGGCACATGGCTTGCCGCTGGTCGGTATGAGATCAACGTGCCCTTGAAAGCACTGAGCAACTCATCGTCCTTCTTAACACCCTGTGCAAGAGTGTACCCAATTTTGGCAAGAACACGCCCCGGTTTATAACCGAAACGATATTTGCCCGCAACTGGGTAGAAGCGTCCTGACAAGTACTCAGCTTCAAAGGCTGTCTCTGTCACACTGACCTTGAGGGAAAATCCTAGACCCTTTTGATATGCTACCAATTGTTCTTCGAAAGCACTAATCGAGCCAAATATCTTTAGTAGCGGTTTGCGGCGGACAACGGTGAGGTTGTCATCACCCAAAACTATCATGCGAACATCTTCCGCAAGTCCTCTTATAATAAAGAAAGACCCTAAAGCATCAGCCGTCATTTTAGAGTTCCCAACGGAGGTGCTAAGGCACCCGCTTTTACGTGTACCCGGAATCCGGAAGAACCGGTCACCGGCATATACACGGGCGGTGTGCATGGCACTAAGGATGTCAGTGTAATGCTCAACTCGAGTTATCCCAACACGCCTATAGTGGGCGTGTTCCCTCTCAATTGCAGCAACACTTTGTGTGACATCATATTTCGAAAAGTCCGTTGAAACGAACAACACATCATAATCCAAGATCTCCAAGGTGAGATTGAACCACTTAGATAACCCTTCG